AATAGTGTTGAATGCAGACTGCTTGCTAACCCCCTGTGACCATACAGCTACGTATGGTTCCTCTAGACCGTCGTCAATCACTACGTTGCAATAGAAACGTAGCTTTGAACGCCATCCAGCCTTTGGCTCTTTACGAGACATCTCACAAGCAAAGCAGCGGCCCTCAGATTCCTGAGTACAAGCTGCCATGCGCTTGTAGTCCTTTGGATTAGTGTGCTGTGAAATTACAACAGACAATCCTCGTGACTCATCGTAGTGTGCTGAGTCTGCATCTAGCTCCTCAACAAAGCGAATCTTTGCTGACTGACCATCTGCTAGCTTTACCCAGCGGACCTTTGTTCCAGATCCTTCGTACTTTGGCTTATCAAGTAGTGCGTTGATATCTTTTAGCCCTTTAATTACACTCATTTATTTTCTCCTGTTTTGTGTTTGTTTATTGTAGCATAGCTGATATTGATTTGTCAAATGACATCTCTATGTTTCTGATGTCTTCATCATTCATCTCACCTATATCTTTGTATTGTTTATCTAGTTGAATCACGGTTACACGAGAGCTTAGCTTTTCATATATTCTAGTCTTCATGTTACCGCCTGCCTCATCATTGTCTGCAACAACATAAATGTTATTGAAGTATTTTTTTAGCAAGTCTATTTGAAAGTTTGAAACGTTTGCGCCTAGTGTAGCTACTGCTGGTATACCACACTGATCTAACCTAATTGCATCGAAAGAAGATTCTACCACATAGACACTATCTTCATTTTTCACTCTGTGTAGGTTAAAGAGAACTTTTGCTTTTGGCAGGCCTGGAGTATTTTTGAATACCTTGCCCTCTACAGACCTTCCAACAAAACCAACGGGGGTTCCGTCAGGTGCTGAAACTGGCACAGTTACCATATCTTGCTTTTCAGAGTATCCAAGCTTAAATTTGGCCATTGATTCTTTTGTGATCTGTCTGCCAGCAAAGTATGAGACAGCTCTGTCATTAATAAGAGCTTCTTCACCCAGCCTTATGATTGTATCCTTGTCGTAAGGTACGTAGTCTGGCTTGATAATCAAAGCCTTATTGACATCAGTTTCAATATTTGTTTGCTGCTCTCTAGTCTTAATAAACCTAACAGACTCAAAGTAGGTTCTGGCTGTTGCATGCATGACAAGCTCCACAAGGCTTGCTACGTGGTGGCAAGAAAAACAGAAGAATGTACCCTTAAACTTGTCTACTTCTCCAGCTGGTGTTCTATGGTTTGGGTGAAATGGACAAAAAAGGATGTAGTCAGTATCAATCTCGGTCTCTACTGTGAGGCCTGAACCTGTGAGAACTCGTTTGATTTGATCTGGTGAGTATGTATCACCTTTGACCCGTCTATTCCTAGTATCCATTCGCTTTTTCTTTTCCCTACGTAAATTCCATATACAGATATTTCAAACTGAAAGTATCTTGCTTTTTCATTATAGCTTGTTGTGAAGTCTAAGTCAATATCCAATCTTGGAACGTATCCAGACATTCTCATGCTAGTCCAAAGCAACCTTACGTACTCTGCCTTTAGACGGACAATCTGAGAGTCATCGTGAATGATTCCACTTAGACCAAATTTCTTTATTGGTTTATGATGTACATAACTCATGTAACAATTATACTAGTTATCTTCAAAATCTCGGTACTTATAGTAGCCTTTATCAAAATCAGCTTGCACAAAGAATTCCCCCATAAATCCGTTACGGTTCTTTCTAAATACACACTCAATAACATCGGAGTTTGGTCCTCGTCCTAGAGCCATAACCCAGTCGGCGTCATAAGCAATCTGACGGCTCCAGGCAGTCTGACCTAGGGTTGGCACAGTATCTAGCTTTGTAACGTCATCTGGAGTCGCTGAGGAGATAGCTATGATAGGAACTTCCTCAGAGATAGCCATGAGCTTTAGTTCACGAGAAAGGTTCTTCATACGAACAGTCTCACTGTCTGCCTTTTGATTAGGAGACATCAGCTGTAGATAGTCAACAATGATGAAGTCTGGCTTATACTGGTCAATCTTTCCTCTAAGAACAGACGGCGTTACTTCGCCACCAGAGTCGTTAGAGATAATGTGAAACTCTGGTTTGCCAACAACTTTATCTTTGTGCCATCTCTTTAGGTCATCGATATCCACCTGCCCAGCACTTAGCTTGCGGTGTGAGAATAGGCCCTCGCCCATAATTGTAAATACTCGGTTACGCACTTCTGTCTCGCTCATCTCAAGGCTTACGACCATTGGAGACTTTCCCTGCTTCCATGCCTGTACAGCAAAGTATAGGGATAGCCAAGACTTACCAATACCTGGATAAGCAAGGAAGACACCAAGCTGACCTGGCATAATTCCTGCTGGCAAATAGTCATCAAAACCTGGAAGACCAGTCTTAATTCCAGTTACACCTAATTCAGCTAGTTCTTTTTGTTTTTCATAATATGCTACTGCGGATTCTAGATCTGTAGCATCAATATCTCGAATAGCAGCTGAGCCTTTCTTTAGCTCTGCTGTTTTGGATATAAGTGTTTCTAGAGCTTCTGCAGACTTGTTTAGCTGAATGTCTGCTGCTGCTGTCCTAAGAACTTCCTTAAGGCTATTATTCATGTACTCAGCCTGGAGCTCTTCTAGATGATACTTGGTTGCACCAACGCCCTCGGTTGGGGAAAAGTCTCTAAACTTATCTACAACAAGGTCTAGTGGTGGTGTTCCACCATTCTTCTCAAAATAAGTTCTGATAAACTGCCATATATCTGAATGGCTACTCAGGATGTTGTCAACGTTTGCTTGCAGTAGTACATGGACTTGCTTGTCCTTAAGTACCGCTGTTATTAGCTTATCTTCTGTATTACTCACTTAACCACTTCTTCGCTTGTTGTCTACGCTGTTGGCGTTCGACTAGATCTTGTTTGTACTGGTTTTGACGTTCTATAATTTGATGTGCGTAGTTTGCAAAATATTTCCAATTTGGATTTGGTGCAACACTAAAGTAATATTCTAGCAGATCGTAGCAATCTTGTAAACCATAAGAGTCAACTAAAGCATCTGCTGCCCACTGCTCTACATTTAAATTTACTTGCGGCTTTGCTTCAAACTTTGCAGTATGTAGCTTACTGTATCTGCTTAGCAAGGCAAACCGCTCCTTGCGGTCTGCCATTACTTATCTTCTAGCTCAGCCGAGGCTTCCTTGACTTTGTCCGAAAGCTTATTCTCTACAAACTCATACACCCTAGCAAATGCCTGCTCAGTATTTTCACCTTCACGCTTGTTATCAGTTACCTCTAGGTCAATACGTAGTGATTGAAAATTTCCTAGATTAAGCGTGTAGCCTAGTGCTACCCTAACCTTTGTCTCTTCGTTATTCATACCCTGTTCTTTCTCTTAAATTGATTCAGACCAAACTGGAATGAATCTCCCATCTTCTGTTCTAGTATAAGTCAGTATACCATCACCCATGCGCCTTGTCAACTCTTGCAATGATGGCGTTATGTCGTTTGTAATCAAGCCATCGTTTCGAGGTCTTCCCATGTGATAGGTAGCTAGTATATCACGAATCTCTTTTACTTGTGACTCAGAATAGTAACTTCTTACTTGCCAGGCTGTATTGCCGCCCTTTTGAGATCCAGTTGGTCCTGGGATCACCCCACGCTTAACTAGCTGTGGCATATATTTCTTGTGCCTATTGACAAGGTCTGCAGCCTCTCCTACAGTGTAGGCTCTTTCTCTATTTTTCTTAAAGTCTCCGATAAGACAACTTTCAATCCTATCGTGTATAATATTATAAACAGACATGATTCCATTTGAACGGTTAATGTGATGAGATCTCACAAGGTCTCCATTTAAGAACCAAACTTTTTTATTACCAGGAATTATTGGAGCAGAGTTATACTCTTCCCTAGTCCTATATCCACGCTTTGGATTGGGTGCCATGACTACCTATTAGTTCGGAATACCTATAGCAATGACATTTACGGATACAGATACTTCACCAGAAGTTCCAAACCTTACTAAGCCTTCAACTCTAGACGTAGTGATTGATGTCAGGATAACTGAGACGTCCTTACCAGCTGGAGTGCCACCCACGTTAACCAGAGTAGCTGTGGCTACTGGCGAATACTTAAAGTCTGCGGGGAAATCATAGAAAAAAGACTTTTCATTTCCAGCAGTAATAATACTGTTATTCGCAACTGGAATGATTCCACCTAGAACCTTGGCATCTGACGTACGAATACTTTGCTTTCCAGTAGGAGTGTCTAGTGTTGTATACTTCGCTGAAGAAGGAATAACGCTTGCTGATAAATCATTAATAGCATTAGCTAACTGGTAGACATATGCAAGATCTAGAGGTTGTCCTCGTTCTGGTAGTGGAATAATAGCCATAGATTAATTATACCACATTCAGGTCTTCTATACCAGTCTGAGCAATTACTAGGGATGGCAAAACTGATGTTCTAGGTACTGACAGATTTTGAATAAATACCTGAGCAGATACTTTCCCAGAAGGAATTGGTAGTGTAATGTAGTTACCAGAAACTGTAGCTTTGTATTCTGGAATACCAGTACTACCAGGATTAGAACCCCAAGCAACCCAAACATCGTAAGACTGTGTTGATCCTGGCTCTGTATCCCAAGAAACATTAATCATGCCATTTCCACTGGCAAGAGATATTCCGCTATTATCTACTAGCTCGAGAGCCTTAGGCCCCAGAAGGTATTGTGGTGACCAGTGAGAGGTTCTGTTCTTATCTTCAGAGACTATCCTAAATCTAAGAACATACTTACCCTCATCATAATTTATTGGTGGCAAATCTGATTGCTTGATGACAATCTTTTTAATTCCCGAATCTGCCATTACTGAACATCCATCGAAAATCTAAACTCTACCAAGTTTGCAGTATTTGGAGACTTTGTAATTGGAAGTCCATTATCAGTTTTAGTAACTGTGTATCCAGTTAGTCCATAGACTGGACTTATTGAATTGAGATTTTCGATTCTCATTGCATCTAAAACAACATAGTAGTCAGAAGATGGTGACCCGCCATCTATAGCAGAGGCATAGACCTTTACTACACTGGCTCCTTGCCAAGAAAACTCAGCACTCTTGTCTAGCTCTTCAAGCTTTTTGCTCACAACAAAGTACCTATTATTGGTAAAGTCATTATCTACTGCTGTCAGGTGTGTCTTAAATCTTGCATACTGCTGAGAGGCTCCACCCTCTGGAGTTGAAAATTCCACAATTATTTTTACATCTGTTGGTGCTGAGCTATCGGCATCCTTGTTTACTACAGAAAATGCTAACCTTAGCTCATCTTTGGCAGAGTACTTATCTAGATTAACAATGGTGCCATTGAGGTGAATGTGATTTGGATTATAGTCTACGCTAAGTGGATCATTATCTATGTAGATATTATCTCCAGAACCATAAACAGAACTAGAGTCTCCCCTCATGAAGATTGAGCTATTTAAGAATCTAGGCCTTTCGTTTCTTCCAGTTCTTGTTCCGTTATCTAAAACAACATCGTCGGCATTTGCCTGGAAAACTTTTTCGACAACATTAATGCTTGTCTCAAGAGCGCCCACTGGTGTTGTTCCATCTGCTAGCTTATATAGGTCTTGTGGGTGTACTGGAATATCTGTAGCAGATGTCTCCGTATGATACTCCCAGTTTTCAGAGTTAGTAAATGTGTAGATGTTGCTGCTTTGGTTTAGACTGGTTACAGGATTTGTTCCAGCAGAGTATACGCCGATCTCTGTAATCTCATATCTTTCTGCGGTTGGCAGCTCAGAGGTAAAGACTACCTCTGTATACTGTATAGGATTTCCGTTCACGTCTAAAGTGACATCTCCATTAACATCTAATACATTTTGAGTAACATAGCCTTTTGATATAATCGGTGAACGAAACATTTCAAAGTCTAAAGATTGCTTAGTCTCGTACTCTGCAGTATTAAAGCTATCCGATGCCCCTAGAGGAGCCTTTCCGCAGCCAAATGCCAAGTAAGAAGCGTACGACGGTACATTGCCTATTAGGTATTTGGCAAGAATGTCTTTTCCAGTATTAGTTATCATAAGAACCTCTAGTATATTGTATCATTAATAATGTCTCCTGCACTTAATATTTGTAATTCTACCTGCTCATCTTCTGCTAGTCCAACTAGCTCTATAACGATAGAGTTGTTTTGGTCTACATAAATGTATAGTCCTCCAAGCCCATTACCCTCATTTGGTAGGTAGTCCTCTAGCTTAATTGCAAAGTTATTGAAGTACGCTTTAGATGAATTTTGTACTGGAATGATAGACTGTGGTCCATACTGAATTGCTAGCTGAGAAAGATTTTTGATTGGTTGATAAGATGCTGTCTGCCCATTTACAGTATCGTGTCTAGATATGTTAATAATTTCTTGGGCAGCTATCTGTTCAAAGTATAGGTTTGTAAGTGTCTCATTAACCTCTAAAGCAGAATTTCTGCGAATATAGTCAGCATCTACAACGATATCTGGCGTTGCTTCTTTTACAGCTGCAGAGGTTGCAGCTGATGGCGTTGGTAAATCTGGAACTGCGGATACCATAACTAAACCACCTCACTTAAGTATACTGTCATATCTGGTCCTGCTGGTGTTCGTGTGTACTCAATATTGTAAACTACAAACCTTTTGTCAGAGCTTACAATCAAATCATTTCCGTCTATGTCTTGATAATCTACTTGTACCAGATCTCCTAACTGAATCATTGAGTTTGGAAACACCTTTATTCCGAGAGATACCCTTGGTTTCATGACTTTTGATACAATCCATTCCATCATGTCAGACGCTGCGTCTTGGCTTTGGATATATGGTGCATCTAGAATAAACTCACTCTTTCCATACCTAGTTCTACTACTCTTAATTTTATTGTACTGCTCTTGAATAACTAGTGGAGAAATAATTGAATTATCCTTATTGATTATTGGATCTGAGAATTGACCTCTATTGCTAAAGTGATCATCAACTGTCAGCTCTGTTGCTGAATTTTGAGTAAATGTTGCACCCTGAATAAGAAGCACATTTGCACTGCCCTTTTCAATAATTATATTTGTGTCTGTTGTATTGAACACCAAGAATTCTGCCCCATAGGCTCCTGCCATAAACCCAGATATGGCATAATTTTTAATTGTAGAAAAGTTTGGGGCAAGTCTAGCATATAGTGCTGGGTATGCCTTATCATATTTTATATTAAAATAAGCTGCTTCTCTCATGATTGTTCCAAACTCGTCAAAGTATACGTTGTACTTTGGCTCTTCTGCGGGGCTTATGCCAGAAAGCATTGTAGACTGAATAATTCCGCTTAGGGAGTACTTACTAAAAGCATCACTAATGCTTATCTCTCTTGACCCAAAGATACTACTCGATGGCAGGTCAACAGCTAGTGCAGAGTTTAATGCGTAGTTTGATCCAATTGCATAGATGTTTTCGAACATTGCCTTTGACGATCCTCTCACAAACAATGCCATATTGTTGTATACTGGCAATGGTGAGGAATCCTCTACAACCTTAACTAGAGTTCCGTTTAGATATAGGTAGAACTTTCTGACTGACCCAACCTCTTCATATTCCACAGCAAGTTCATATACAGTTGGATTTTCTTCTGTAACTGCACGGTATTGTCCAGCAAAGTCTCCGCCGTCAACTAGAACATTCGCTATTCCTCCATAAAGAACTACAGGAATAGCCTCTCCAGTACTAGAATCTTTCATTACTTTATAGAAAACAAGATTAAACATTGAGTCACTATTTGATAGATTTTTGGTATCTAGTGTGTCTAGGGCTATTAGCTCAAAGTAGTATCCGTTATTAGTTTCTGGATTTATCAGACATGCTAAGCCAGCGCTTCCACCACTAATATTGTTATAGTATGAGGCACTTCCAAATGGTGTCTGAAATTTTTCTTCGTTATTCTCGCTTTTGCCAACAATCCTAACTCTAGTTCCAAAGTGCTTAAAGCTATCATTTAATGGCTTGTGGACATATGATACATAGTTAAGTGGATCCTGCGTGCTAGCAAAGTTTCCACCAGACATAACTAACGCAGATGCCTGTACAGTGCTAGTATCCGTAGATAGCAGTCTATTAACTTCAACATCTTTGGGGAAATTTGTTCCTAGGTAGTTCTTAATGATTCCATTACGAGATGTTGAAACAGCTACCGCATTATTTACTCCTGCAGCCCCCTCTTCAAGAGTTATACCTTCTAGGCCAGCTGTTAGGTTTCCAGGGTCATCAATTCCAAATATCAGGCTAGACTTCATCTCGCATGATTTTACGTTTGAGTTATCATACCAATAGCTATCCAGCCCTGCAGTATGTTTTGCAATGGTTGTTCCAAATTGAGCTCTACCGTTATTATAAATTTTCCCTGGCTTCATACGTACGTTGCCATCTATAGTCTCGTACTCAGGCTTAGTAAAGATTCTAACTAGTCCAGTTGCATACATCTTTCCGTTAAATGGAATCTTTGAGAAATAGCTTTGATATTCCTTAACATTAGTAATCCATACGTTACCATCTACAGACTCTGATTCTGGTAATCCTGGAATGCTATATTGAATAGCGTCGTATCTTATTATTTCTCCGTTTGCGTAAAGGTACCCATTATATCTGGCCAGAGGGGTGATAGCTTCTCCCATATCTATGGTATTATTTATAATTGTATTATTTACCACAGATGGCTCTTCCGCAGGAATATCTGAGTTAATTGGGAATGCACCTAAGCTATAGGCCTCCTGGGTATCCCTAACCTCATTCAGTGACTTTATGTTGTTTTCTGGAGAAACTTCCCATAGCTCAGATATCTGGTATCCTAGCGGTCGGTCTCTGTCTTGCTTAATTGCTTCAGAGGTATTAGAGATGCCTCTTTGAATGTATCGAGGACTATACTGAATTGATCCATCGTTATATACCCTGTTTTCTTGAAGCGCAAAATCTATAATGTTAGCTCTAGATGAAGATATTGGCAAGTTCTTATATGCGCCTTGTCTTTCTGAATCTGAACTACCTGATAGGAAAATATCTGTCTCTCTTTGTTCTACAGTTGCCATGAGATATTCTTTTGTCATAACAATAAAGTTGTTATACTCATCAAAGAACATGGCGCTCTGAGTGGAGACGGCGATGCCCTCCAATACCTGAGCAAGACTCTGGTTTGAATCTACAAAAAAGAATGGGATTATTGGATCTGCTTGCCCCTCAATCCTCTTAATAGTATAGTTTGATATACCAACATAGTCCATGATTGTAGATATTGCATAGCTAAGAGATGTGTCTGGAATCATCAATTCGGGAGCTGTTGTTGACTCTAAGTAAAAGTATAGATCTCTTAGTGATAGGCTAATAGACCTATTGGTGATCTGTGTTTCTGGCATACCATCTACATAAAGAGTTTTTAGCGGGATGTAGTACTCAAATGAGCTATCCGTTTTTACAATATCATAGAACTTTAGCTGCAAGTTTTGAGTTAAAAAGTCTTTTACGATGCTACTAGAATTAATTGAGCTAAATGCAAGCTCTGAGTCAAACAAGTCTAGTGTTCCTAGGGAAGCTAGTAGTTGTCCAACTGGGAGCCCCGTTAGACCTATATCAGAAGCTGTCTTATTAATGCTAAAGGACTTAGTCATATCTGTAAGGTCTGCTGTAAGCCTTGGAGACATCTCTATAAGGTCAAAGGTAGCGTCTGACTTATTCATTGTGTCTACTAAAATCCTAATACCAGAAATATTCTGAAACTCCACATACTCTGATGTTCCATTTATGGGGCTTGTGTAAGTTATCGGATCTACTAGCTTAGTGACTAAATTAGTTAATCCACTAAGGCTTTCATCTTCTACTAGCTGCCAACCAAATGTTGGGCTGAACATTTCAAAAGTTCCAGATGCATCCATCCAGATATAGTATATTCCAGTTGACTCTTTATAGTTCTTTACCAAGTATGTTTCGCCAGAAGTTCCAGACTCTGGAAGTAAGCTAGATGAAGAAATCTCTCCTACAAGAAAAAAGTCTTCACGGTACTGCTCTGGTACTATCAAGCCATACTGAAGCTCTACATAACCGTCCGACTTAATAATGGCAGATCCGTCTGACCTTGTAGAGTTAGCATCGAAGGTAACTGCGTCAATCCAAATATCATCTTTTAGGTACTGGACTGACCACTTTTGAGGAACTGTCTTGTTTGCATCACCAAAGAATGGGTCCTCGTAACTTCCTGCGCTGCTGCTAAATGGACCCAGGTTAGTTGTGCCCACATTGGTTTGCATTTTTAGCACAATCCTATTTGACGGAACGGGGCTATCGTAGACAACAAATGGGGCTGCATCATCTATATAGTACAGACCATTGGTTAGCTGGTTACCTATACCACGCTCAGTGCCCTCATCTAGCCTATAGGATGTCCAGTATTTAAACTTATCATCTCTGTGACCCATGTAGTACCTTGGCCTTGTGGCCATGCTACTATTGCTAAAGTGCAAGTAGTGCTGGTTAAAATATCTAACCTTATTAATACCAGATCTAGGTCTGAACCTTCCTAAGCAATCTTCTAGAGAATAGAGCATTTGCTCTTTCTGCTTTTTAGACTTAAACGTAGTCGGAGTGCCGTCGTCCTCAAATCCTCCGTCAATTACCACATCAGAGTCTGTTGCACCTGTGTAATAATTTCCAGTATCACTGGGGTCAAAGGTGTTGTTCGCTACCGAGTATATAGATCTGCTTGCAACTGGCAGACTTGCAGTCTCTGATGGACGATACCTGTAGTTTCCAATGTGCTTTATATTACCTGGAAGATTAAGGTTCCACTCAGCTACGACCTTGCTGCCACTGTTTACTGTTGAAGCAGAATTTAGGTAAGACTCTAATTCGGTGTTTTGAAACATTTACACCTCTTCAAGTCTTATGTTTATGTTCCAGAAGTCATAGGTTCCATTACCACGCTTCTCTACTGAGTAGTCAAAGCTGGAGATAAACATCTCGACTACCTGGCTGTACTGATCTAGCTGACTATATGCTGCAGGAATTTCTCCGTAGCTCTTGTAGTTGTCATAGGCTAGGAATACCCAAAAAGAATCTGTATGATTATTGTACCAGTCTAGAAGCTCTACGCCTCCAGCACCATTATCTGCAGTATACTCCTCGGTTTGAGCATAGGTAGTAGTTCCATACTGTGAAAAATTTGGAGGTCCTACAAATGATCTAGAGGGCAACATATTCCATGAAAGCGATAAGTTTAGCTTGTCTGCTACATGATAGGACCTCATTCGTCCATTAATCATTCTTTCACGATTCTCAATCCTATCTACAGAAAAGTCAATGGGCCCTCTATTATGATCTGATAGGATAATGAACTGGTCTGACAAAGATGCGTCACCGCCAACTGGAAGAGTCTGGCCTACTTCGTATCCATCTGGGTAATACAAAACTTTTTCATTTTCAGTACCCTGATCGATAAGCTGAAGAGTACCAGGGTTCTCAGAGAATAATACTCCCTGTGGGCGAGAATACTTTCGCCTATTAGTCATGTAAGCCTGTGTAGCCATTAGAACCTGTTGCTCCTCATTCTCTGTGCGTCAACCTGCTTTATCTGTGTCAGAACTGCCTTAGCAATTTGGTCTGCATTTGCATCTGACTTAACGTTAACGTTTACCTCATAACTATTATACATGTTACCGCCAGGGTTTGCACCACTATTGATTGCCTTTAGGTTATTTGCTCCAAATTTATCTACTGCAAACTTACGAACTACAAACTCTCCTGGGGTCAGCATTGCTGGTATTGTGTCCGTACCTCTTGCAAACCCTCCAGCTGCGAAGTACTTAGGAACCTTTCCTCCACCTGACATGAATAGACTTCTGTCTACTCCAGCTGCATCCAGCATCTTAATTAGTTTGATATTCTCGCTTATAAGTGCTTTATCTGCAACAGTGGTACCAGCTGAATCTCTAACAGATGTTCTATTAGACTTGATCTTAGCTATTGCTGCATTTTGCTCGTCCGTCAAACCGTTGCCTGGGGCCTTTTCTTCTACTACAGAGTTTCCTGCATAGGCTTCTTTGAGGCCAGGGATTAGATTTAGTGCATCCTGAATTGCTTCCTTGTATCCAACTGCCTCAGTTTTAGCTAGCCTAATGCCACTTTCTACCAGAGACCATTCTGCCTTAGTCTTTCCTAGATACCCATCGGTGCCGATAGCTTCTAGTGCTATGTCGCGCTGCCTTGTTAGGTCAGCCAACAATTCCTGATTTGGCTTTAGTCTTTTCTGCTCTACTTCTGCGATTTGAATCTGTAGCTGCTTTAACTCTTCTTCAATCTGAAGCCTTGTCTTTCCATTTTCAGAAAGCACAGAGCCAAGCTCTTTTTGTCTTGCGGACTCGATAACATCTTGAGATCGTTGTTTTTGCCTGTCTGCTTCCTTGCTTCTTTGCTCCTGAATAGCCTTTGCTGCTGCAGCCACGTCACCAGAAGCTAGTGCAGATGCGATATCTAGCTTACCCTTCTCCTGCTCTGCCATGTCAGAATTAATTTCGTACATCCTATTAAGAGATTCAACTCTATCGTCGTACTTCTTGTTAATTACCTCTTCTTGCTGAGCAATCTTATCTAGGGAGTAGTTTAGATCTCCAACAACAGACTGATAGTCCGAGATCTGCTTTTCTGCAAGAGGAATAAGACCACTAGTAGTATTTGTTAGGTAGTCACTGGTAGACTCAAATGCTAGGTTAACAGCTTCTTCCTGTGCACTAAATACCTCTTTAATATCCCCTAGTGCTTTAGAAACTGCGGATGCCATTCCGTCTGGAGTAGACCTTGAAAAATCTTCTTGCAAGCCCTGTAGCTTTTCAAAATTCTTTATTAGCTCGTCAACTTCACCTGTTGTTGCAGCAGTAGCAATTGCATATGCAAGAGAAGCATCTTTTACGACATCAAACGCGTCAGCTGCTGACATGCCCTGAGATGTTAGCTTTGTCATGGCAGTTACCTGCTTATTGACATCTGCAATCCCCTGAGTAAGACTCATGCTGAAATCGCCTAGCTTAATCTCTGAGTATGCCTTGTTTAAAGCCTTGCCAGCTGCGGTTACCTTAAGTGCACCGTCCGAAATCTTTACAAACTTTGAACGAGTGCCCTCGTCCATTGCCATTACTGCATTTATGAAATCTGCACTATATCCTGAGAAAAGTAGTTTTTGATCTGTGCCAAGAAACTTAGTAAGACCACTCTTGATTACATCCGTAAGCTCTGCTATTCCGCCCTTAGCGTCAATAGACATGTCCCTCAGCCTTTTTAGCTTTTCTAGAATTGCGTCTAGTGGATTAGTAACAGCGGAGCCAGTTGAAGTTGGGGTAGTTGGCGTAGTCTCTTTATTTACCTCATCTATAAAGCTACTGCCCAAACTTGGAAGATACGTCTTTGTAAACCAGTTTCTTGCAAGAACCTGAAGTACCTCTGGCCTAGAGGCAAAATCGCTAAACTTAGTTCCATTAATTTCTGGGTTTATGCTATTAGCCTTTGCAAGAGCTTGCTCATCTAGAGAACCTCCAGTTTCAAAAAGTGTTCTAAGAATTGTGGTGTATGTTACTTTGTTGTCCTTGTCTAGGCTGTCAAAATATTCTTGGTTTGCTTTAATCGCATCCAAAACTGAAGGCTGTACGGTTCCTTCTGTTACAAGCTCCTGTATAACCTTTACCGACAAGCCATCTGTTTTTTCTCCAGCTAAAGCAATTGCGTCCAAGTCTTCAGACATGCTTAGCAACATATCGGGGTTGTCTTGGTAAAATGCAAAAAGATTAGACAGTCCTTCTTCGCCAACAAGTTCTGAAAGCCTTGCTACTTCGGAAAAGGCGTCTAGAAGGGCAGTGGCCTCTGTAGAGTCAAGGGAGTTTATGGTATTGAGAAATTCAACATCCCTAGATGTGTTTATGCTAGAATCTGATAACAGCTGTCTTACGTTCGTAGTTTGCCTGTCACCAGTAAAGAATTCAGACAAAGCCATGGCCCGATTACTCTCTACGACCCCCATCTTAACAATCATGTCTATGACTTTTTCTGAATTTTCTCCATTTAGAATATTATTAAGCGTCATGGCTTCAATGTCACCAGAGAGTAGTGATGCGCTAATGATCACTTCCTGCTCATCTGGCAACTTAGCTACCTTATCTAAAAGTGCACCTGAAATTTGTGAAAGAATTGGGTCGTCTTTAAATTTAGCTTCAATCTGCTTCTTAAACTGATCTAAGACTGCTCCAGAGTTTTCTAGCCCCATAACAGCAGATGATATTTCCTGCATGTTTCTAGAGCCTTCCTCCATCAAAGCAGCCCTGTCTACTATGTATTGTGCCTCGAGCTTGTTTGCCTCTTGCTGGTCCTTTGCTGCCTTTGCTGCCTCAATTCGCTGCTCATAAGAAAGCTGTAAAGAATCTTCTTGAAGTTTTTGGTTATTAATTAGAGATGTTGATACCGCAAGAATTTCGCCAATTCGATTAGCGCTTGCAGGTGTTCCACTAGGATCTTCTCCACCGCCGATTGTGCCATACCCACTATATCCTGCGCCAAGACCAGAAATCTTATTTTCTGCATCTTTGATAACCGATCCAAAAATATTAGTTAGCTGCTGCCTAGATTCTTCAATAATCTTTACCCTAATGCCTAGAGGCTCTGTGTCCAACCTTTCGCCATTAGGCCCGAGCAAAGCCGTTAGTTGTGCATTTACATTCATACCAAGTCCACGGTCACCGATGGATTCTGCAAATGCTGCTGCAACGCTTCTGGCCTGAGCTGCGCTCATAGCTCCACCCGATACAGCAGAAGATAGCTGGTTTGTTAGCTTATCAATTGCGCCATTTCTGCCAAAAGTCTTTAACGCTTCAGCAAATGAGCTAGCAAGTTTTTTGCCATCTTCTGACTCAATAAAGTTATCTCCAAATGGAGTTTTTCCAGAGGCAACCTGGAATGTGCCGAAGCTGTCGGACCTTCTCTTGTCAAGAACTTGAGATGCAGTTGCTTTTCCAGCTGCAGTAGCGAACATGCCCATTGCTTCTGTGCTTGCACTAATAGCAGTGTTAAGTTCGTATGATTTCTTTACCTGATCATTAAATCGCTTGTTGATAAGGTAGATTGCTGCACCTAGTCCACCTAGAGCACCTACCACAAGTCCAATCGGGTTCATGAGCATTGGCAGGATACCCGCAAATGCAGAAAGCCCCATTAGAGGACCCATTAGCTTTTGAGAGATATCTCCTACTGGTCCTCCAACCATAGAGCCCATACCAGCTACCATAGAAGCTGCCCCTAGTGCTCCAAATGCTCTACCGCCCATTTGTGCACGTCTTTGTGCTCCAGCTTGCTTGCGTAGCTTCTTGTCTTGTGCTTCGGTAATCTTAGCTTCTTTACGAGATTGACTTCTAGTTCCTTCTCCATACGCCTTAGCATCGTCCGCACCATCTTTTTTAGCAAGCTTGTGAGGGCTATTTCTCTTGCGGTTCTTCTCGTATAGGTCAGACTTACGGTCTTTGCTTAGCTCCTTCTTCTGCCCCTTCTTATATGCCCTTACACTACTAGCGCCATCCTGCTCAGCAAGCCTCTGCTCTTTAAGCTTTTTAGACTTGCCCATTGGCCTTCTTGAGTTTCCAGGGCTGGTACCAGTCTCCCTAGTCTCTGTAACAGTGTCTGCTGCATCATCTAGAACTGACTCTAGCTTAGTTCCTCTTACCTTTGCTTTAGCCTGGTTGTATACGTTCTGGACGCTCTCAGCTTTTTTGCCAGTCTGCTCTTCATAATTTCTAGCCTGAGCCTCTGTATCAAAGAATTTATCTGCTTTGGAGTTTTTGATTAACCTAGACATTTCTGTATCTAGCTCTTTAACGCTTCCAGATAGCTCCTCTACGTTTCCGCCGCCGAATTCAATTGACTTATTCCACTTCTCTACTCCAGCCTCGTCGAATGTCTTTACTAGATCATCTCTTGATGCTCCCTTTCGGTCAAGTTGTGCGTTGACAGTCTGATCAATGCCTGCCATTCCTAGACCGCTCTTTACTGGGACGACTCTACCTTCTGGCAAATCCTTTATACCCTGCAGCTTCTTTGGACCCATCTTTAGGTCTCCAGACTCTACTGCTGAGATTAGCTCTTCTCTGGTCATAGATGTCCCAGATCCGAGATGTGCAAATGCCTTTGTTCCTGACTTTGCTGTTCCAGTCTTTGCCCTAAAGTCTTTTCTTAAGTTTTCTCCAGATAGCCCTTGGCTTATTCCCTGCTCTAGAGTTGTCAGGGAGTTCTTTACAGCTTCTGCCCCTTCTTTGGATATCTGTGAAAGGCTAGCCAAGATTCTCCTGGCTTCGCTAGCCGATACCTTTGCGTCTTGAAGCATTTTAACTGCTCTAGTTCCAACTCCTGGATTTATAGTATTAAGATCTGCAACTTGTGAAGAAATAGGCCTTCTTCTTGGTGTGCCAGGATCTGCCATTAGGTCTGGAGTCCCAGACGCAAAACCTGGAATGTTGTCAGCAATAATTCCCTTTATAAGAGCGCCATATTTTTTATTTTGCTTTACTGGTACAACAGCTTCTCCTGGAGATAGCATTGCTGGTACAACATCACCAGCACCCTTTGGTCCTGGTACAGAAACAATACCACTTGCCAACTTCATTCCATTGTTGCCAGTTCCCTTGGTAGCACGAGTTCCAGATGCAACGTTAAATCTGCTAATTGCAGTTGTTGCTTGTGTATAGGAGGCTATAAGGTTTTGAATAGCTGACTGCTCAGCCGTAAAAATATTGGTTAGGTTTCCATGCGTTGTTCCTAGCGCATTTGCTGCTGAAGTTGCCTGCAGGTGCTCTTGAGTCATGTAATCTAGCATGGAGTTTAGTCCAGTACCTGCATAGGCTACCTTTAAGAATAGTCCTCTGACTACACCGAACCCCTTAATAATATTAGCAATACCATTAGCAAATAGACCGAAGAGCATAAGTGCTGCTGGTGCTAGAAGTCCCAAAACTGCTACAGTTCCAGTTACAAATCTTTTAACGCCTTCATCAAGTCCATTGAATCTTTGAATAAGATCAGTAGCGAAGGATATTAGTGGCGTAAGCAGCTCTGTAAACTGCTGACCTAGTGGCACCAGTGCCTTTTGCAAGTCTTCTATAGACTTCTGGAACTTGAATAGTGGTGAGTCTTCAACTCGCTTAAGCTCTCGTGCGGATAGAATTGCTAGCTCTTCAGATGTTGACCTTGAAAGCTCTAGAACTCTTTGTGCCTGGTTTCCCTCAGCAACGACATTCTTGAACAGTGTAGAAATACGTGCGAATTGAAACTTTCCAAATAGCTCTTCAATAGCTCTTGCTCTCTGCAGAGGGTCTAGCGTGTCTAGGGAGTTTGATAGCTCTATAACTGCACCCTTGATGTTACCCGCATTGCCTTCTACAATTGCATTAAGATTAATTCCAAGCTGACCAAGCATTTCTGTTGCCTTGGTTGTGGGATTAATCATCTTAGCAAGACCAGACTTTAGTGCGTTAGCACCTTCTGAGGCGTTAATTCCACCTTCCTTCATGGCTGTCAAGAAGAAGGCTAGGTCTTCTACGCTACCACCTAGCTGCTCGATTACTGGACCAGCCTTTGGAATTGCAATGGTAAGGTCTTCAATAGATGTTACAGTCTGGTTCTCAACAGCGTTTAGGAAGTCAATTTTTCCAGCAAGCTCTTCTGCTGCAATGCCAAAAGCATTTGTAATAGAGATTGTTGTCTCTAGTGCCTCATTTTGTTCTACCCCACCAAGAACAGCTAGCCTTGTAGCCTGAGCAACCTGTGCTGAAAGATCTGCACCCATCTTACCCATAGCAGCGGCATCAGCTGCTAGGCTCATAGTATCTGCAACGGCTACGCCATATTTTGTAAACTCTGAAGCCAAGTCTTGAAGCTGCTTGACCATTTGCTCAGTTTCTGCTTCAGTCGTGAATAGCTCACCGTAAACACGCTTAAACCTAATTGCTTGCTCTTCCATCTCATTAAAGGTTTTCATAGCTGTAGAGCCAAGCACTGCTAGAGGAAGGGTAATACCAACCATTAGCTGGCGACCAGCCCATTGGGTATTTTTACCAAAATTTAGTAGGTTTGTAGATCCCTGTGTTAGTAGCTTATTGAATAGCTGTTGCTTTTGAACTGTCATTGCAACCTGTGTGCCAAGCTGCTGCATGTCAAGGGTTAGGGGCTTAACCTTGATAGCTTCAATTGCACCACCAGCAGTTCTGCCGAGACTTACAAACTGAGTCTGCATAGTCTTTACGCGGTCGCGTGCAACTAGCTCTATAGTGTCGAACTCTTTTCTAAAAGCACGACCAAATGTCTTTGATGTTGCAGCCCCATACTTGAAGTACTGACCTAGGGAAAACTTATTCTTTTCTAGGGCATTGGTGAAGCTGGATGCTCTGTCATTAATGCTTGTGAGACTAGCAGAAAACTGCTTAGTAGCATTAACCGAGTTTAAAAGATTTTTTGTTAGGTTGTCAGATACGGCTTGATTAGCTGCGTTACCTGAGTTACGGATACTTGAATGAAAGGCTGTTATCTGAGCCTGAAGACTCTTAATAGCTGACATTGCATTAGCAGTGTCAATATTTACCTGTATATTAGACCTGATATCAGCCATTCATTAAGCACCTCGTGTAGTTCTACTTATTAGGTAGAGTGCCACCCATGGCATCTGTCATATTAATTCCAGAGGCCTCTTCAATAATCCTATAGACGGTTGGCAGGTCTATATTGTCTTCTAATGCTTTGATGTCTCCTGCGATTTCAGGACTGTACTGTTTCATTGCAATTTGAACGCAAGCCATCAAAATGTTCATTGATTTATCATTATCATCTGCTACATCTGCAATTCCTTCAAACTTCTTCGTAAAATCACGAAGCAAAGAAATCTTCAATGGTCGCACATTAATTTCTGTCCCATCAATTAGCTTCAAAACCTTGTTTTCATTAACGGTTGTAGCCATTGTCTCCTCTTCCTATTACCAATTTGGTGATTATTAATTATACCATACAAAGCTTTATTTTAGCTGATTCTTTCGTACTCCAGGCCCATACCAATGCCGAAACCAGCCTCTTGAGCCTTGGTGCCTTTAAGGGATGTGACATCCTTTGTGTCTTCTTCTTTGGCACCGAATACCTTATCTTTTAGCTTAGTCCACTCGTCTTGCCTTGGAGCACCCTCATCTAGGTCTACGCCCTGTATAGCAGCCAGGAACTTCTTGTCAGCAGAGTCTGCCTCATTCTTTGACTCAAGAATGGCTATGAGCTCTGGCATAGATATTGATGTTTCTAGGTCATGGTAGTCTTTCCAGATACCCAGCAAAAATGCTCTAGACTCCAGACCAACAAGATCCAGATCTGACCAGCTTGAACCATCATCATTACTCTCTTCTGAGCCTGATGACTTTCCAAAAGATATTCCACCCGCTATCTGAACGACCTCATACATAGTGCTGATGTCCATCAAGTCTTCAACCTGATATGATGTTGCTATCTCGGGCAAATATTGCCTCATAGCTATTGCAACACAGTCTACTAATACCTGGATCTTTTCGTCTTCTGTAGATGCAGAAACAACATCTTCAAACCTGTCCATAAAATCTCTCAGATAGAATATCTTGAGGGGTGTTATATATAGGCTAGTACCGTCTAATAGCTCTATGTTTGAGCTTTTATATACTTTATTAGCCATAATACTATTATAACAAAAAACTGCCCCAGCCGTAGCCAGGGCAGTTCTATTAAGTTATATTGCAGCTGATATTAAACAGCTGGGATTGTGCGGTCAACGACCTTACCGTATGCACCAGAATCATTTGGTAGCAAACGGAATGATACGTCAAACATCGAAGCCTCATCGCGCTTTGCAGATACTGTAACGTTGTCAATTGACAGCGCACGGTATGCAACGTAGACGCGCTCTACCTGCTCTGTTGGAGCACAGTCACCTGTACCTGGACCAACAGCAACAAGTCCACGCTCTACTGGACACTCACCCAAGTTACCAGAGTTGATCAATAGCTCCTGAGAGTTTGACCCGATACCAGTTCCTGTAAGGGCTGATAGGTCATTGTTAGATG